GTCATCACCCTCAGATGGGAACATGCCATAGACCTCAACGTGTGCCTGCGAGCTGTCGGGGCCGTATTCGTCAATGATGTTTTGATAGACTTGTTTGTCCGTGCCTTCTACGGTGCGTGCGTCCACCACCTTGTTACTCCAGAAGTCGCGCTTGGAGTTAAAGCACTCATAAAAGTAGCCAGTGTTTCGGCGTGGATTGGAAAAAGCCAGCCAAAGGCGGTTCGGCGTGTTCTCAGTAAAGAAACCAGCCGTCACAGCCCAAATCGAGTCGTCAATACCTGATGCCTCGTCAAAGATCACCATCACACCATCAAAGTTGTGGACACCAGCGTAAGCATCTGGGTTCTCTGCTGACCACAGACGGCCCTCAACAGCCCAATAGCGTGTGCCTTTTTTGAGGTCTTTTTCAACCAGCTCAGTAAGCCATGCCGCAGGGGTGATCTTGGTGGCCGCCACCTCAAACCAGTGGCTGTTAATGCTCATGGCCAACCACTTTGTGATCTCGGCCCATGTGACCGCACGCAGCTGGGCTTCGCTGTTGGCTGAAATGATCGTTGTTGAGCCAATGCGAGTGGATAGCATCCAGATGGTAAGCCATGACACAAGGGCAGATTTGCCAATACCACGGCCAGAAGACACCGCACTGCGCAGGGTGTTGAAGTCTACTTTGCCCTGGTTGTTTTTGATGTGCTGGGTGATCTCACGCAAGACTTCGCGCTGCCACTTGCGTGGGCCTTTGAAGTTTTGAAGGGGTGTATTTTCCTGACCCCAAGGGAAGGCAAACAGCACGAAGGCTTCGGGGTCGTCTGCAATCGCAGGCGTCCACAGAGTGGCCATCAACTCTTGTTCGTCTTCGGGCTTGTAGATTGTGGTTTGCATTGGGGGGGATGTTAAACGAAAAAAATAAAAAATAAAATAAAAAATGTTCGCGGGGCTACCGTTCCTGTGACCTTTCCCCGCCGGCCCTACCCCCTCCCCCTTGCCCGCTGGGCAGGCCATGGGCGCTTGTCCACAGGGTGTTTTCCACAGTTGTCCACATTTGCCTGTGGATAACTCAAACTGTAATGCCTGAGTAGTATTTTTTCTGTGGATAACTTAGGGTCAACTTAACATAATGGTCATTGTATAAAGCAGACGATGCTTTTCTGCTTTCCGAGCCTTCTTTTTGTTGCGTCTGCGCAACGTGCGCGCGTGCGCGTAACCGTACAATTTTTATGCAAAAAGCGCATAACCTTCCCGATTACGCCTGCTTCGCTTCCACATCTACCACGTTACTGTTATCCATCAACACGCGCTGTTTGGCTTGTGTCAACGCATCCATGACGCTAATCCTGTGATCGGTCACGGCAACATCAATGCGATCACCGTAGGTTTTAGGTTTAAGTTTGGCAGCCACCCATTTGCGTGCTTCAACTTGCAGGCGTTTCTGTTGAACCCAAGCACTAGCCATAGAGCCTTCTAAGCCATCTGGAAGCTCTTTGTCTGACAACTCAATGATTTCCTCTGCCAAACGGTCTGCGCGGTCTTCTACGGCCTTTTCGTAAGCCGCCCTGAACTCTGGGTTGTTCTTGATCATTTGACGCGCCAGCGAGTAACTGGGCATTCCCTCGGCTCTGAGGGTGCTAGTCAGGCTTTTGCCTTCTGAAATGCCACGCAGGATATTTTGCCAAGCCTCATGTTCTGCCGGAAACAAAGCTGGACGGCCTGGTCCTTCTCTTTGCACTGTCATTTCTGACGCCAAGTTATCAGTCACTTGTAAACTCCTTAAAAAAAGAAGGTACTCACGCTAGCAGCGCTTTCCCCCGAAGGTGCGGCAATGGCAACTGCGCACACCGTCATGTTATCACCTCGATCTCAACCTTGTACACCTTCGGCCCACCAGACCGTTGGTTGTACTGCCACTCGATCATGTCGCTGCCATCATCAATCCCAAGCCAGTCAGCCACACCGTCTCTCACCGCTTTAAACCCAGACTGCAAGTTGTCGCCGTCTAGCTTCCTTGGCGCGACTCTGGTCAACACCACGGTGACTGGCAGTATCTCAACGCCGTAGGACTGTGCAACAGCTGCCAGTGCCATCCTTGTCTTTTGCCTTTGCGACTTCACCAGTCTGGCCTTGGCCGCCCAATGCAACCTCATGTTGGCCACTGACACGATCTTCATGTCCATCTCAACTTCTATCATCAACCAACCCTCCCCAAAGTGCGCATGTACCGAACCCCTTTATGTACCGAACCTGAACGTATCTGTAGATACGTTCGGTACGTTTCGGTACACCAGAGGGGGGGTGCTTCGGTACATTTCGGTACGTTTCGGTACATTTCGGTACACGGTTCGGTACATTTGCCATGTACCGATGTACCGAATTCGGTACATTTCGGTACAGTTCGGTACTTTTTGCTCGTAACCAAATTACCATTTCGGTACATTTCGGTACAAGTCCATGGTAACTTTGTTTCATTTGACTGTGGTTCTGTACAGTTCGGTACATGATCAGTCCCCACAAAAACACGCAATGGCTTCTTCATTTGGATCAAACATATCTTTCTGATCTGCTGAAAATTTAAGCATTGCAGCATAACTTGGCCGATCTCTGCTAAACACAGCATCCGATGGTTTTTTAGCTGTGGTGGCTGCAAACTCTTCCATTTGTGCCCACCAAACTGCTCGGCTTGGCTTTTCGGCAACCAAGGACGCAATCTGTGCCATTGGCTTTAAAAAGCACAAATCGCAGTTGCCGTGCATGGTCACGCCGTTGTTGTTGGGCAAGCCAAGATCAAATTCTTGATTACGCCAGAACTGGCCAACGGTTTCTTTTGTCACGCCATCTGACCACAATGGTATGCGTGACTTGTCGGCAATCTTCGCAGCCCGGCGTTGTTCATCCGCCCGAATGCCTACCCAAGACATGTTTTCAATGACTGAATAACCGATGTCGCCAAAGATGCCAAGGTCACGCATGTACTTGGCTTGGGGTCTGATCTTGAGCTGGGCCGTACAAATCCTTTTGACCGCTGACGGCAAATAATTACTTTTTCGGATCAACTCTTCAAACGGCTGGCCATTTCTGCTTGCTGTTTCGTAGTCCACCACGGCATAACCTTGGTCATTGTTGCGGTATTCGATCCAATGAATCTTGACATTCCAACGGGTTTCGCACTCATGGACAAAGGCCAAAGTGGCCTCGTCTTCCTTGCCAGTGTTCTGAAAACACACGATTGCCTCGTCAGGCAGGCTCATGTCGTGAGCCTCCAAAACCTTGTAAAGCATGTACGCGCTAGTCCGGCCACCGCTAAAACTGATGCAAGTTGGCTCAATAATTTCAAATGGATTGCTCATGCCACCACCGCTTCTGGCTCTTTCGGTACGGTTCGGTACATGCCGGCATTCTCCAAAACCATGGATTTCTTGATCAGCGCATCCAAACATTCTTTAAACCGGCGTGAATTCAGACCATGCTCTTTGGCGCTTTCACGCCATTGATCGTAATCAGCCATGGCCGCAAAACCCTCAACACCTTCGCTGGCTCGCTTGGCTTCAATGGCCACTAGGCAGTTTAATGCGATCCTTTGGTTACCCGACAACACAGCACGCTTTTGGATGTTGCCCATCAGGCCCGAAATGTCCACAGCCGTCAGGTATGCACCTTTGACCGCCAGCCCGTGCTTGTCTTGGATTGGCAAGTCCACTTGCGTGATCTGGAAGTTCTTTGGCGCAGGCATCTCTGCGTCCTTCATTTTCTTGGACTCAAACGCAATAGTCTTTGTCCCGCTATCCAGCTGGCATCGGTATTCCGCATCCAATGCGCCTTTCAGGGCCGTGCTACCCCTTGACCGATCCTTGTCAGCCACGCCAGAGTGATGCACCACTAAAACGCAGCAGTTCCATGGTTGGCGCAAGTAGGTGTCAAGGTGCTGAATAAACGCATTCATGTCTTGTGTGCTGTTCTCATCGCCCCCATGGTTACGCGCCAAGGTGTCAATGATGATCAGGCTGGGCACGGTTCCCGCCTGCGCAGACAGCTCTTTGATTGACTCTGCCACCACCGCAGCCTCTGTGGCGTCATACAACTGCGCCGCCCTATGGCTCTTGTACAGTGGCGCACCGTCCAAGCTCGTGCCATTGCCAATCTGCCATGCCTTGAACCGCCGTGCTAGACCATTGTGGCCTTCGCCGGCAATGTAGAACACACTGCCTTGCTTAACCTCATGGCCATGCCATGCACGGCCTGTGGCCACGCAGCAGGCAATGTCGATAGACACAAAGGACTTACCACCGCCTGGATCACCAAACACTTGCGCCAGCGAGTCTGCCTCGATGTAATCATCCACGATCCACTTGATTTGCGTCAGTTGCAGGCTGTCTGCACGACTGAACTCAAACGCTAGTTTGTCTTTCATTGGCCCCGCCACGCGCTCGATCTGCTCTTTGACGGCATCCAAGCCTTGCAGGCAATGCAAATCGTTGAAGTCCGTTGGCTTGTTGTCCACCATGTCTGAGTCAGAAAACGAGGGGTACACAATCTCACCAAACACCAATGCCGCCGCAGCCCTGCCCTTCGTCACACCAGGGTTGCCCTCGGTGAACTGGTCATTGTCTGCGCCAATCACAATCTTCGAGCCTGGGAACATTTCCTTGGCGCTCTTGGCCACCTTGGCCAGATTGCCACAGTCGAATGCCACCAGCACGGTGTAGCCAGTTGCCTCATGGATCGATGCGCATGTGGCAAAGCCCTCACCAATGAACACGATCTTGCGATTACCGCGCAACTCGTAAAACCCGCCCTCGATCTTGCCGCCTTTCAAGAACCGCTTGTTGCCATCTGCATCAATGGTTTGGTACGACAATATCTCGCCCGCCTGATTGATCACCGGCACAACCAGTCTGCCCGCCCTATCAATCTTGATCCCGTTGGCGCCAACATGCTTGCGAACCAAGTAGGGGTGATCATTGCTTGCATCTGCATACGTTCCCACCTCATCCTCTGCCCTCTCTGCAGCCACCGCCTGACTGGCCAACCGATCTGCATCTTTCTTGGCCTTGACTTCGGCCACCCACTTGTCATGCTCAAAGCGCTCAGTAAATGACATTGCACGGCCAGTATCTGCAATCCATTTGCTCTCAAACACTGGCTCTTTCCAACAGCCTGCAATGCCCACAGGCACTTTGCCACTGGTGTGCAAGATGTACCAACCGTCAAGCGCACCCTTCTTGCTCGACACATGCGCCACACGGTGAATCTCACCATCAGCAATGATCTGGTCTTTGATCAAAAGGCCAGCTGCCTCACAATGCCTGCGAAACGATTCCTCTGGGTTGATCAGGTCTTGGCTCTCTGTGGCAGCTGCAAAACCGTTGGGGAATATTGTTGTTAGGTTAGTCATTAAATTCTTTCTTTTTTGTCACCACTAAGGATTCGCCATGCCGTTGCCGCCACGATTGGAATTTGCCCGTTTCCAAGGCATTCAGATTGGCCCACCCATTCGGCCACCCCATCACCCAATAAATCCATTCCGCGCTTGGAATCTTCCCATGGTTGGCAGTCATCCAATATGCGATTGAATTCCTGTGCATCCCAAATGTGCTTTTCAATACTGACTCCTTGCGAAATCTGAGAAATTTGAAGTGATCCGTTTTTAATGGGGTTGGATGCGACAATCCAAATTCTGTCCCTTGAATGTGATGCGCCAAATTCTTGACCTCCCAAAACTCCCCATTTCGCATCAAACCCCAACGTGGCCAAGTCTCCGAGAACTCGTCCAAGTCCCCGAGAAGTGAGCATTGGTGAGTTTTCCACGAAGACGTATCTGGGTTGTATTTCCCCAATGATGCGTGCCATTTCTCGCCACATACCACTGCGTTCTCCATCAATGCCTGCCCCCCCCCCCGCGGATGAGATATCTTGGCACGGAAAGCCGCCAGATACGACATCAACAATGCCTCGCCATGGCTTTCCATCAAAGGTTTGAACGTCATCCCAAATTGGGAAAGGTGGGAGAAGGCCGTCATTTTGTCGGGCACACAATACGCTTGCGGGATAGGATTCCCACTCAACAGCACAGACTGTTCGCCATCCGAGCAAATGGCCTCCGAGTATTCCTCCACCAGCGCCCGCGAAAAGAGCCAACTCATTCACGTTGCCTCCACCAGCTCTGGCCAAATAGACTGCCAGCTGCCCTGGCACACCATCTTGCGAGTGAGCCTGCCATCGCTGGCCTGCTCCACTCTGACGGCCTCCCATGCTGACATCTCACGCCGGCCAGTAAGGCACTGGTAAAGATATTGCTCGTTTATGCCAACTTTTTCTGCCAGTTGTCGGCGCTCATCTGGGGGTATTTGTGTGTTCATAGGGCATCGACTCTAGCACATTGATAGAGTTTTTTGGCAATAGGGAAAACACCTATGAAAATAATTCTAGCAAAGGGCTTGACAAGACCTAGCAAATCGCTAGAATTCAAAGCGTGGCAGGGAAATGGTTCTCTGACCATCACGCCAAAAGGCCATAAAGGAAACACAAAATGAACGCAACTTACACAGCTTACGCCGCATCTGATATGTATAACGCCGGTTACTCATGCGATGGCCGTCCATTCATTGCAGAGCAGTATTACGTCATCATCGAAAACGCAGCTGGCCGCCGCTTCCGTCACACAGCAATTTTTAACGGCACTCAAGAAGTTGTTTGCCCTGAGTCTGGCGAATCTTACTTTCCCGATCTGCGTCAAGAAGCATCTGCCAAAGCCGAGCGCTTGGTTGCCCGTGTTAATGCAGCCCTTCAATCTGGTCAGTTTTTGTCACCCACATTTTGGGAAGAAATTGATCCTGCTTACGGTTCTGACGAATATGCATATCAAGGCACAGAAGCCAAGCGCTTGTTTGCCGAGAAAGCCGCAGCCTAATCCAACCCACGGGGCCTCGGCCCCCATAGAAAGCACAACATGAAACACAGCAAATACTTCCACTACCCCGAAGTCAAGAACGCCAAGCTCAACGCCCGTGGCGAAGCAGTCATTGACCTTATTGTCGCCATCGCCATCGGTGTTGGCATGGCCGTCCTCTTAGTTGCA